AAAGGGTTGCCGTGGCGCGTTACCGGCACCGGGGTGGGGGGTGGGTGGAAGTACCTTGGAAATCTCACCAGGCTCCCCCCGGTCTCATCCCCGACCGCCGGTCGAGTTTGTTGGTCAGTCAACTCGCTACACTTATAATGTTTGAAGTGAAAGCCGGCGGGCCGCCCTGGCAAAGCGGCCCGGCCATTCCCACCTTGGTACCTAAGGATCTTCCAATCTCCACGCATTGTATAGCACTGCGTCAATCGTCAGCTTGATTGATTGATCGAACTAACCGATTGGAGATTCCTACCAATGAGTGATTGGGTTAAACGAGGGCGGCCACCGGGATCGGTCGGCACCAGCTTTTACATTACTCGCGGTCGGCCGTTCGTAACCATGCGAGAGTACCGAGAACGTCAACGGGATCCTGACAGTCAACTCGCAGTTGAACTGAGTCGCGAGTTGACCCGCCTGGCAGATGGCTTTCCACGCTTTCGGTTGGCTCTCAACAGACTGCAAAACCATGTCCTGGTACAGGTACGCTCGCCCGAGTGGAAGCAGAAACGAATCCTGAAATGCCTGGCGGCGCCACACGACAGAGGGGTGAGTGTGCGCATGCTGGTCGAGAACAGTGGCCTTGACTTTGTGAGTGTTACGAGTGCGCTGGAAGGGTTGCGCACGGTCGGCCAGGTGGAAAGTTGCTCTCGAGGTGGCCAGCCGATCAGCGCGGCACCAGAGCACACGGCGAAGGTGTATTGGCGACGGATCAAAAAGCTGAGTTGAGATTGGTCTCCCACGGGAGGGAGACATTGCCAATTCAGCAATCAGGCGGCGGCATGAGCGCGGCGTCGCTTTAGCTCGAGCTCACGCACGCGCTTGCCTAACTCCTTCTCCAGGTCACTCAAACGATAATCTTGCGAGTGCACGGCGTGCTCCGCTTGATTTAGCAAGTGAGCGGCCAGGTTGTACTGTTCCTGCAACTCGAGGAACTGTTCCTTGAGCGATACAAACGCCGCCCGCTGTCGGTCCCTGTCGGCCACCAGGACAGGCATCTCAGCTTGCCAGATCTGCTTCTGCGTCTTGAGTCTTTCGATTTGCAGCCTCTCAATCTCGTTGTCAATCGGATCCAAGCCTACTCTCAGCTCATCGACCTGAAACGACTTCTCAAAGGCCGGCATTCCGTCAACGGCACGGATCGCGTCAACCTTTGCCTGGAGCTCATCACGTTGCGAGGTGACAGTTTGCAACTGCTGAATGATCTCTTTTAGCTGCACTTCTGGGCCGCTCATCTCTGTTACTTTTGCTCCTGACATTTCTTTCTCCTTTTCAGAGTTCGCGTTTGGTCGCCCTTCAAGCTGAAACCGTCAAACCGCTCGAGACCGCGAAAGATTCAAGATGGCGAAATTGAACATCGCAATAAAGGAAGGTGCTGAGCTCAATCATGCCGCGCTTTTTCTGAGTCGTGCGATCCTCGAGGACTTCCAGCAGACCCCACTCACCGATCACGCATTCCTGCCAACTACCCAGGACAAGGCCGTGTTCAGAGCCGGCCCCGAGATTCTCAGGACAATTCTTAGTTGCGCCGGCGGGATACGAAAGCATCCGATCGTCACGCGACCAGATCGCATCGTTGATTCCGGTGCCCCGGTTGGTCTTGCGCGCATCTCTGCGAACCTTTGGTGTGGTGATGAATCCGAGTTGACCGGTCTCACCGTTATCGTCAGCGATCATGAACTCGAGGTCACAGAGCTTGGCTTCACTAATCGGGCCGGCAAACGCAACCAAGTTAGACGCCAGAGTGAAGATGCCCTGGGGTGAATCTGTACCACTGCCGTGGAGTGCCGCTTTGTCCAACGCCGCTGCATTTGCGCGACCGATATCATCGACCAGGAGTTGATCAACCTCGGGTGTAGATTGCGTCAACAACTGACGGGAGAACGCGACTGTTGCACTAAGAGTTTTTGCCGTGAGTGTTACCCGCTTGGTGTCTGGTGTCGGTATGTCTGCCGGCGCACTGGCCGGGTTCTCAGGGATCCACTGCGGTTCGACGCCAGGGCCGAGACCCGCTAACCCGACTGGCCCACCTACTAAGCCAGGCAGAAAGGTTGCTCCCATTCGCAGCACCAAACTTCGAGCACGCAGACCTTCGATGATTGGCCCCGGCGTGGTAAACACGAGCTCCTGCCCTTTGGTAGCGGTTTTCGTATCCAATCCGGCTCGAGTGTTCGTTGGAATCAAAAGTCCGCCATGCGTTTCAATCCCCGATCCGCTCAGACTACGTTTCATTTCCTGCGACACTTCCCATTCGTAACCGCCATCACCTATGCCGGCTGCGGCCCGGATGGCATTTGCCACTGAATATACCTTGCCCGCCGATCGAATGGCTGTCGGCTCGATTCTCCGATCCTGTTTGTAGTAGGCAGTAGACATCTCCCTATACTCCTCTCACTCAAAACAAATTTCCGTTGCTAAATCAGTCCACTCGCGACGATTAAATTTCAGCTACGCCAATCGTTGTCGTTGACTGACTAAGCGAATTAATCCCGCGTCGTGATCCATTGCCGACACCATGCCGCGTGCGCCCCGCATCACCACCTGGTGGGCCGGCATAGTGGTGAGGTGTTGCACCGCGGCCCGTAACTCGGCCACGGCCGCCACCAACTCACCACCCCCGTGGGCACCGCGTGGTGAGATCCAACCATTGCTTGAGGGTATGAACGTTTCGCGGCCCCCTTCACCCACGGTATAACTCGAGCCGGCAAACACTGGCCCACCAAACTGCCGGCCGTCGATCGTGGTCTTGCCCCCGCTGGTGCTCGAGCCCCCGCGCCTGAAAGTGCCGCCTGGTGATAACGCACCGGCCCCCGCGGCCGTTACGCCGGCCCAATCGCCACCCACGGCCGAGCTCGCCATCCCGGCCACCGTTGAGAGGATCGGGCCCACCCCTGGAATAAACGAAAGAAACGGGGCCGCGATGCCGAGGATCTTGGAAAATAACCCGCGCTTTTTCCCCACCGTTTCCTGAGGGGCAAACCCGGCCACTGATCCAATCATGCCGGCCAACTGCGTGAGCACTGATTGACTACCAACTACTGACTTGTAGAAAGTGCCGGCGATCTCCGAGGTGGTTTCGATCGTTTCCTCGGCATTCTCGGCAAGGTAAACCATCGGTTGGATCGCTTTGGGAATAATCGCAAGGCTTTTAGTCAACGCCTGTGACGCCTTGATCGCTTGCTCGTCAGTGGCGATCAATTCTTCTTTACTGGCCACAATATCAACCACGGCCGGCCCCTGGATCGCCGTTTCCACGGCCGCCGCGATCGCCGGCATAACGGGGGCCGCTGGTGGCCCAAAAATGCGGGCCGCGTTGTTTATATCTCCACCCACCGCAAACACCGCTAGTGGGTTTTCTGCGCTCCCCGGTTGCACCGTACCCCTGATCCCGCTAAACCCACCTTTGCGCATGGCCAACGATCCGATCTCCACTGAGGTGATCACCTCGTCGCGGTTCACGTCCCAAATTTTATTTTTTGCGTATTCCTTCGATCCCTTGCGGAATAAAACATCACTTGGCCCACCCAACCGGCCGGCCGCTACGGCCGCGTAAACGTCACCCTGGTTTTTCATCTTGCCGGCAAACGGTCGAAAGTATTGCTCAACCAGTGGCAATTGCTCGAGGGCCGAGAGTTTGGTGATCTGGCCCGAGCTTTTGAAACCCATGCCGCGGGCCGTGGATCTCATAAACTGAATCAAACCGCGGCCGGACGATCCCGGGTTGGCCGCCCGCGGATTGAAACCAGACTCAAACGCGATCACATTCATTAACCACGAGGGATCGATCCCCAACCGTTGGGCGATCCCCTCAATCCCTTTGGTAAACGCATCACCACCGGCGCGCTCGAGCTCCTTGGCCCATTTGTCAAACCCCTTACTGGTACGATCCACCAGACCCATCTCAAACCCTTCGACTACATCTCCGCCGATATCTGCAAAAACTTCGCTTGGTGACTGAATCCGCAAGAAACCTTTGACGGGACCGATCACGCTATTGAGTGCAAAATCACCAACCGCTTTTTTCACAGCCGCCTCGCCGGCGTTGATCCCTTCCACAAACCCCTCAGTGATGCTACCCCCCAACGTCACCGCGGCCGCTTGTTTGATCATTCCGGAAACGGGTGCGATCGCGGTGTTTATTTTGGCCGCGAGGTTGCCCACTAGATCCTGTTGCTCGAGGGCCGCCCCTAATGTGTCGCCTATATCCCGGGTGAGATTTTCGGTGGCCAACGCCTGGGCAAATTGCAACGTATCCTGAGCCGCACTCAAACGCCCCGCGGTGGTGGATTCCTGTCGTTTCATCATGTCTTTGAAACGCGGATCGATCGCCATCATTTTGGTGATCGCTTCCACGGCCTCGGGCCCTTTGAGCCGGCCCAACTCGGAAAGTTTGCGCGTTTCTGCGACTGACTTGCCGATCGCCTTTGCCAGTAATTCCCAACCGGCGATCCCCGCGTTGGTCAATTGGTTCATATCTTGCGCGTTGACACGGCCGGCGAGTCGCATTTGCCCAAAGGCCCGCACCACGTCTTGCACTTTTTCCGCGCTCAACTCACCGCTCGCCGCAATCGCATTGCCCCACACTGTTAGTTTTGGGAGCTGTTCATCGAGTGAGAAACCAAACGCCGTCATGTAGCGTGACGCCTCAAGCAACCCCTCAAAACGAAACGGTGATCGCCGGCCAAACTCTTCCAGATTCTTTATGTGTTTGGCCGCCTTCTCGGCACTGCCGGCCACCCCCTCAAAACCGATCTGGGCCGTTTCCAAAACCATGTTGAGCCGGATCCCTTCCTCAGCCGCATCCGTCAACGGCCGGATCAAGCCACCGGCCAAGCGGCCGATCTGTGGTATGCCCTGAATTATTTCTGAGATTGCCCCGAGCCCTGGCAAGACTCCACCCGAGGGGGCCGCGCCTGGTGGGCCATAGAGCTTGCGTGAGTCGCTCACCGAGCGCATGGACTTGTTGATCGTCGCGCCTAACTTCTCAAAACTTTTGCCAAGGTGATCAATGTCTTTCTCAAATTGCTTGATCACACTCGCGCCTTTGGCCGCGTCCACGGCCAATTCGGTGCGAAGTTTATATGCTTCGATCTGGCGTACCATCACCGTTGCTCCTTCACTTCACTCAAAAAACAAATTTACGCGGCCGCATTCTGCATCGCGTCGTTTAGCACACGCTCGAGCTCGCTTCTCAAAAAGACCACCCGCCGCGATCCGATGCGCGCACTACGGAGGCGACCTTCGATCACCCAGTTGCGCAACGTGCGCGTGGTTACTCGCAAATACTCGGCCGCTTCCTTCCTGGTCAGCACTGCACCTTGCATCGGGATCGTTTTCTGGTTCGCTTGCTCTCTTCTCTTCATGGTTCAACTTCTCCTCTAAATGCGCCTCACGTCCGCATCTTAACACCTCGATCAACCTACGAAACAATGTTTCATCTTTGCAAACCTTGAGCCCTGTCGCTGGTTGGTTTGTCTACCGTGGTAGACAAACTGCCCGCCACCGCAAGACACACGCGGGCTTCCGTGTCTCAAAGGGAGAGGGCCGCCGCCGTTTCCGCTCTGAGAAATGCCCTGAGGGTGGGTACTGACTGACTTTCTTTCGGCTGTGTTAGAGCCGTTTGAGAATTAACCACCAGGACGTAGCCCGATTACAGGATCTGAGTACCTGCCCGTTGCCTGGAAAAGACCCCGCGCCAAAATCCGGTTCGAGGTGAAAGTCATTTACCACCCTCGTGACTCGATGCAGTCTTGGCACCGAGCTTTGAGCTTGTTTTCTGCGGAGCCCTGATTTTCTCGCGTGACTCGGGGCTGTTACAGGAACGCAAAACATGATAGAAAGTTACCCGCAGAAAACCGATGTTTGTGGGCAGTAGAGTTTTGAGGCTATGCCAATGCTCGACCGCCCTTCCAGTCTGAACATCAAAGAGCCGCAAGCATTGAGGCCCAGGGCTTCATTACTTGCGGCTCCTGTTTTTTCCGATAGACAATCATCAAGAAAAAACTGATCTGGTGGGCCAAAAATGTGCATAAAATGTGCATGCGCATTCTTATCCCGGATCACTCCCCGGACATGCCCACCGCGAAATTGCGAATTTGTTAAGGGAAATTGATACTGCGAGATACTGAGAGATACTCCGAAAACCCAGCAAAACCGCTAGATTTTTCTATAGCAGAAAGCTGTAGAGTACATTTTCCCCAACAAATTCGCATCTTCTCATCAAAAAATGTGCAAAAAATGTGCATCAGCACCCTTTGCCACCTAGATCCCGGCAAATAACGCCGCCCGTTTCGCCGCTGACTTCTCTTTCATTTCATCCAAAACGTGACCGTAATGATCCAGCGTAAACGCCACGCTGGTGTGCCCCGCCTCATAGCTGATCGTGTTCGGATCCACCCCCGCAAGCAGCGATAGCGTGACGAAAGCGTGCCGCAGGTCATACAACCGCAACCCCTCGATCCCCAGGCCCGCCATGATCTCATAAAACCAGTAGCGGAGGCGGTCTTGTTCGATCGGCGTGCCGCCCACATCAGGAAAAACCAGGTTCAGATTTTGCCACTCACTCCCTGATTTCAATTTCCACTCGAGTTGATTGCGTCGGTGTTCCTGCAAACGTCGCGTCAATTCCAGATCAAACTGGATGCGCCGCTTGCCCCGCTCTGTTTTCGGTTCTTCCCAGATCCAACCAGCACCACCACGCCGGCGTTGTACCACTCGCTTGACCTTCACCGATCCACCGCCGGCACACAACTCGAGATCTTCCCACTTGACCGCCTGATATTCTTCGGGCCGGAGCCCCACTGCCAGCGCAAAGCGATAGATCAAACCAAACGGCACGTGCTGACCTTCCGCGCCGCGGCTCTTGTCGAACGCATCACACGCCTGCAAGAACTCTCGCGCCTGGCCCAGCCTCAACGCATCGCGATTCACCTTGCGTGCTTTAGGCCACGCCACCATCGTTGAAACATCACTACTGATTAGTTCGAGGGTGCGCGCTTTGACCAGCATACTTGAGAGTACCTGGCGATTGGTGCGCACGCTCGAGACTTTCATCACCTTTAACAGACCCACTTGCCAGAGTTCAACATGGAGCGGCCTCAACTGGGCCAGCTTGACCGCACCTAACGGATTGTTTTTCACGTGCTTGGTCAAGATGTGGTTCCACGTCTTGATTGTCGATGCGCGGTGTGTCGGTACAATGATCTCAAGGTACTGATCCGCAAACTCCGCGACCGTTAGCTTGCCATCACTAACGACTGTCACGCCGTCGATCTTTTGCTTTTGTTTGTCCAACCAATCGATCGCGTCACCTTGCCGATCGAAACGTTGGGAGGGATAGATGCGCTTGCCGCCCGCATCAAAGCCGGCGAAATAGCGCGCTTGCCACTTACCGTTTGGTAGTCTCTTAATTCCTGGTGGTGTTTTCACTCGTTTTCTCAAACCTCCGTGGGTTTTAGGTTTCAAAAATCTTTTGCCCACGGAATTGTACTAGTCGTTTCGTCTAGGTGTCTATACCGGCGCGCCATGATCGCTCAGTGGATTCAGCAATCAGAGACTGCACCTCTGATCGCTGAAAGCGAACGGCTTTACCATTAACTCCTCCCAGTTTCACCGCCTTTAGTTTTCCTTCGCGCCGCAGCGCGTAGACTGATTGTCTCGGACATTTCAAAAGAGCCGCCACCTGAACCGCAGTCAAAAGATCTGAATCATCATCACCTCCTGCACCTCCACCATGCGGCGCACCGTTTCCCGCCTCCCGCATCCCTTCGCGCACCGCCTCGAGCACGGTTTCGCGCACCACCTCACGCAACAGAGCTTTTAACTGGCCCACGAGATTCAGTTCGTTGTCCATCGTTATTACCTTCTCCGCAACTTGCGACTAGATTGATCGTCTAGTTATGATCCGTTTATGAATCGGAAAGAACTCACCGCCAAACAGATCCAACGGTGGCGCCAGGATCGCGGTCTCTCACAAAAACAGTTGGCGGCTTTGTTAGGGGTCAACGATCTCACCGTGTCGCGCTGGGAACGTGACGTTCAAAGCGCACCCTATTTTCTTAAACTCGCCCTCGAGTCACTCTCGCGCACCCTCAACTCAAAGAACGTTACTGGTTAAGCACAGGCCCGCACCGCCGCCGGCGTCCACACCAGATCACCGATCGCAGTTGTCACATCACCCAGGCGGCCACCGGCGAGCACAAACTCGCGCAGGTCTTTTACCGGTGGCGTCCACAAACAACTTGGCACCGGCAACACGCTTTGTAAGTGCCTGGCCCCGTCCAGCCCTGGCCCATCGTTATCGCTGACAATCACGACGCGCTTGAGTTGTCGCTCTCTGATTAGTTGCACGATCATCTGTTCCTGGCCCCGGCAACTCGGTCGCCCGATCGAGTAGAGTCCGATCGACAAAGCCGCGGCCAGGTCGGTCGGCCCCTCGAGAATGAAAAAGGGATCGATCCAGGTGAAGAGATAGAAGTCCGGTAGAAACAAGCCGGCCCGCGATCCCTTGATGGCCCACTTCTCGCCACGCTCGTTGCGCAGTCTGATCCCGATCATCTTTCCGGTGGTGTCTTTCATCTTGATGGCCCAGGCATCGTGCGGCGCCGCCCAGGTGCAACCGATCCCGCGTAGCGCGTCGGTATCAACCCACAACTTCACCCCCAACTCATCGAGGTCGTGTGCCTGATTGCTTTCCCAACCGCACCATAACGCCTCGAGGTCGGGTGCTGGTTCAACCCTGGCCGGCGTTACCGGCGCGACATAGGGAAGCGGATCTTTCAGGCGATGCACCCAGCCGCCGTTTTGCGCCGGCTGCTCGCTGTCAACTCGCATGCAAATCACGAGCTCGCCATCAGCGGAATAGCCGCACCAATCACCGCGTTTACAAATCACGCAAGGATGTTTGCGATTCACGCGCAGGATTTTTGAATTAAGAAAACCCATCACCTTTTTCAACTCGCCGCCGGTGCCTCCGGTCGTTGCCATCCGTTTGCCGCCACAAACTTGATCATCTCGGTAGCTTCCCACTTGCGGATCCCTTTGAGCTCCGCTTCCGAGTAGCCGGCCCTTAACAACACCACTCGTTGCTTTTCACTCATCGCAAACAACGCCCCGATGATCGATTGCGCCTCAGCCGGGGTGTATTCATCCGGGTTGTAGCCGTGACTCATTAAGAGTTTGCGTTGCCTGCGTGAGAGTGCGCGAAATTGCTTGAAGCCGCGCCACTTGCTGGCCCGCTTGTTGAAGACGTCAAAGGGGTCGACATAAGTAAGCCGGTGCTGCGCATGAACGACCAGGCCACGCCGCAACTGTCGCTCCTGCTCCTCACGCAACTCCTTTTCGGCGCGCTCGAGCTCTGCAAGAACGGCGCCGCGCCCTTGCTTGAGAATCCGCCGGTGGGCCAACTCGCGGGCTTGTTCACTCACTTGCTGGCCCAGGATATCGCCGGCATTCACCAGCGCATGCCGGCCGGAGTTGCCGGCAAAGTCGAGGACCAGGCATTGGGCCTTCGGCGAGTTGGCGATCGCTTCCCGACGTGCGGCGGCCGTCTCGAGGCCATCGATCAGACCGCTCAGTGGTCGCAGGCCGCGCCCGAGTTGTTGCGCATACCGAGCTCGGCTTTTGGTTGGTCGCGCACAAACGATCGCCTCGATGCGCGGGTTGTCATAACCCTCACCGGCCACGCCTACGTTGACCAGTATTTGGAGATCATCGCCGGCAAAGCTCTGGAAGATCTGTGCCCGTTCAGTCGCCAGCGTGTGTCCAAACACACACCCGGCAATGCCTGGTCGGTGACGGTTGAAGATCTCGGCCAGGCGTTCGGCCTGTTTCACGGAGTGCGCAAAGACCAACGTTTTCTTTTCACCGATCGTTTTAAGGGTGGCGTCTGCCATGCCCAGCAAAAGTTTTTCCCGCTCGAGGATTGCTGCCAACTCGCCGCCGTGAAAGTCACCAGCCCGCACCCGACAAGTAGAGAGATCCAGGCTTTCAATTTTGACGAGATACTGGTCCACCCCGACCAGGTAGCCTTCATTGATCAATCCGGTGATCTCGAGCCGGAAAGCCACCTCCTCACAGATCCGGGCTAATGCGATCCCATCATGACGATCAGGTGTCGCAGTCAGCACCAGGCAACGCAACTCAGGATTTTGTTTGAAGTGTTGGACCACGCCCTCAAAGGCCGGCGCGCCCGAGTAGTGGTGACCCTCGTCTACGATCAGAAGTGAAAAGTCATCCGGTGCCCAACGCCGCAATCGTGCACCACCACGAGCAAACAACGTTTGCGGTGTCGCAATCACCACGGGCACACCATTAAGGTTTTGTGTCTCGGCCCAGAGGTCGGCCTTTTCGATTTCACTGTCGATTCCGAAACGCCACAACGCACGCGCAAACTGCGAAACTAGTTCCGTAGTATGACAAAGCACGATCGTGCGGCCTGGCGTACGTTTAATGATCTCTGAGGCCACAATGGTTTTGCCCGCGCCGGTGGGCATGACACCCAGCACTGAGGGGTGGCCTTGCCAGGCCTCGAAGGTTTGCTCAATCGCTTGCGCCTGGTACTCGCGAAGTTTCATTTCTGGCCGCCTTCAATGACTCGCCTGGTCCCTTCGCTGACCGCCGGCGAGTTGAACAAAAACTTCGAGATCCACCCGCGTCGTTTACATAGCAGGCAATTCTTCCGCTCGTAGCCCTGGCATGTTGGACAGATTGCATAAGGAATGATGGTCCCGAGCGTGTAAGCCAGATTCTCTGCCTCAGCGATGATGGCGTTGGTGGTTTCAGTGAAGATCAGATCTCGAAGTCGCTCCTGGCGAGCTCCAGCGAACGCGGCCGCCGCCGTTTGTTTGATCTCGAGGGCCAGCCCGCGCAGGTGCTTTCCTACTCTTTCGGCCCGCTGCCAGTCGGCGATCAATTCCTCCGGTACTACGCGGCCAAAATGATCCGCGAGTTTGTCGCCGGCCGTTTGCTTATGACCGTTGCTGTTGCCATTGATCTGGCCCAGCCGCGTCACTGTCTTGCGGGCCTGCTTGATACTTGTCCGGCCCTGCTTAATGTCCGCAAAAGTCGCCGGCGCGCTGGTTCTTATCTCAGCTAGGAATTGCGCATTGGAGCTCTCGTCTTTTGTGAGGCCCAGATCAGCAAGTCGCTCAATTTCCCTATTTTCCCCGTGGTCGTCCTGGTCGACCACGGGACCTCGCTTTAATGTTCCCTCGCGTTTGGGTGCTGATTTCAGGAAGTCCCCGAGTAATGCCAGGGCTTCAAATTTAATTTCCTTCGCGTAGCCGATCGCCTCGTCGCTCAACTTCTGCCGGCGCGCATAAATCTCGGCCGCGTGGGCCATGTCGGAAACCTTTTTCGCATCCTGCGCATTGCGCGCTTGAATCAGTGCCTGGCGCGCCCGATCCAGCTGCACGACTATCAAATCAGTGCCGCTCATCGGATCTCCCTCTCCCGAGCTCGCCGCTCGAGCTCAGCCACTTTTTCCCTGGCGGTCTCGACGTCGAGTTGAGCGAAACGCTCAAGTGCCAATTCTGTTTCTTCGTCGGCTTTACCCAGCCGCCCCAGCAAAGCCTTAGCGCGTTTGAAAAGTGCCTGGCCCTCATCAAAATCGATCGCCTGATCGGCCTCCTCGAGTGCCTCCGGTTCGCAACCCGCCAGCACCGGCACCCAGGCCAGCACCGTTGCGAGCACTTTGCGTGCTGCACGTGTTTGGGCCATTGAACGAAGTTGGAAGATCGGCTTCTTGGCCCAGTTCTTTTCATCCGTTGTACACATCGCCTCGGCCCTGCTTAACTCGCGACCATCAGCCGCGATCGCCACTGCGACTGCTTCAAAACCTGTCACACCAAACAACTCGACAGGCCGCGTCAACTCCACTCGTGCCGTAATGCCAAAGAAACGGGCCAGCAATTGCCAATCAGAAAATTCAAGGTATTGCCTCCCGTTGAAAATAATGGGCCGCTCTTTACTGGCGATCAGATCAGCAAGTGCTTTCGCCGCCGCTCTCGCCTCAATGATCACTTCTGCCGGAGCGCGTTCGATATGAAAGTCCGGCCGTACCAGGGCCAAAGCCGAATCGTTGTTTTCCATTTCTCTCAAGGTGTCCCTCCTTTTACCCGCGGCCGAACACAAACTGGTCTAACTCGAGCCGGTCGTATGTCCAGGCTTGATGATCTGTAAATCCGTTTGCCGGCGGCCATGCCTCTTCCGCCACATAAACGGCAAGTCGTCGGGCCGCCGGTTCCTCGAGGCCCCGGACAGTGAGTCGTGCCAAATAGGCAGTTGGCGTGGGTGAGTCGCGGTCGTGAATACAACCGATCATGAAACGAAATTCCGTTTTTAGATCGGAATCAAAGACGTTCATAACGAACGTGGCGGTGAAATTAGACGAGGGAATTTGAATATTGTGGTAGAGTGAATCTCGCATTGAATCATCCTTCTCGAAGGTGAACGGCCAGGCGATTTTCCTAGCTCGCCTGGCCGTTCGTTTTTATGCGGTGCTCTTCTTTGTTTTTCGTCGAGGCCTCGGCTCCTCAGACAATTTCATGTAGCGATCAACTAAAGCATGCACCGTCTTGTGGTAGTGGATCTGAGAGCCGCGGCGCACAAACGGCAACAGCCCTCCCTGTCGCAGGTGCCGGAGTTCACGCAGAGTCAAATCTTTGCGTTGGTCTGCAAACACTGGTTCTGGAATGTAATCGGATTCGATCTTGTTCATGTGTGTGTGTCACTCTCTTTTTCAACCGACCCCAAGAAACCACAATTCAAACGACCACGGTCAAAAATTTAGACCGGTCACCTGACGCCCGCATAAGCATTGAATTTTGAGGAATGGGAAAGAACAGGCAGTGTTAAATGACCGGTCTTAGCTAGTAGGAAAAAGTGGATGAGGTTTCAGAAAACAGCCGGGATCACAAATGACTTGACCGTCGGCTTGACGCTACCTTTAAACCAACAAGAAACACGGAACTCTTTTACCTTGTCTTGTGAGGAGGCAGATTGATTACGATGCCAACTCATACTGTAATTTTCAGCTCCGGCAATTATTTCGTTTAGACGTTGACGCAAACTGTCATCATTCAGACTATGTTTCTTCTTGAAAGTTTGGCCGAATTTGCTTTGCTCAAACAGCATCCGAAGTAGGGATCGCGTTGTGGTGGACTTCGACAAGGGAAGAAGGCCTGTAAAGGTTTTCAAGATGTCACGGTTGATGGCTTCTTTTTTTGCGATTGCTTTCCACTCGGGCCGCTCCTTGATTTTTGCATTCAGCGTTAACTCTTCCTTTGGTTGTCTTGCACCTACTAAGGGCATTACCTGATCCAACGGCAAGAAATAATGCCAAGCAACTTCCCACTGCTCGGCACTCAAGAAACTCAAGGCATGCGGGCATTCCTCGCGCATTCTCTCAGCCAGGGATAACCGCAGTAGTTCTTGCGCTCGCCCCTGCGCCAGAAATCGTTCAGCCCGCACCTCGTCAACGTCTACCGTGTCTGTTTCGTAATCGGGCCCGTAGTCGACTCCCTCATAACAAGTGTTACGCACGAACTTGAGCCGCCTGGTTCTTTGTTGATGGGCTTGTACTTTTTTAGCTCGCGGGTTTGGACTTTTACCTAGTGCGGGATTATTGGGATCGAGTTGAAAACCGTGAGGAAAAAGATCAGACGGTAGGATCTCCCAATCACGTGGGCCAATTCTCCAACTAGGTGGCTTCTTTTTCATCGCTAAGCCTGAAAAAAACAGTCGCCAAGAAATCGTCCTTGAAGATGAGGGTTCGGCTTGCCGAGACCGCTTAGCGTCGATCATTTCCATCTGTCTCGTCAGCCAGAGGTAGCAAGCCGAATTTTTGAAAGTCTACTACACTATGATCCGCCCTTGATTTCGTTAGTCCAACGGCGGCCTTCAATAGCCTCGAGTTCTTCTTCTTGAATGATTCCTACTTGCATTACCGGATTGATTAGACTGGCGGGAACAAGCCACTCACGATACGTTTTTCCCTCTTCAATCCATTCATAATCAGAAATAGGTTCTTCATCTAGGATCACCTCTAACAGAGTGTCACCTTTGGCCCCTTCGTTCATATCGAGTGGCCAATCCGAAAGCCAAACTCCTGTATGCTTGCTAAACGTTAGGTAGTATCCCGTGGCGTCTTTGAATCCGTGCGCAAGGATGCGACTGGCAATTTCTGCGGTTGTACGGTGATAGAGTTTCATTGCATACCCATGCTGTTTGACTGCCCGAGTCGGTGGTCTAACATCTAAGCAACGTCAAGCGCATCATCGATCAATAACTCCACGCTGATTTTTGCCAGGCGCGCATAGTTCAGTAGTACCGGCAGTGGTGGCTCACGTTCGCCACGTTCATAGCCAGAAATACTAGTGCGATTCTCTACGCCGATTCTCCTGGCGAACTCGCTCTCTGACAGGCCGGCCCGTTCGCGCACCAACCGCAGTTTGCTTGCTAGCTTCGCCGGCGTCACCCGCCTCCGTGGTTTTCTTTTGCTGCTTGGTTTCACGTTGCTGCTCCTGGTTGCGCTATTTAGCTTTGCGTAGCGAGGTTGTCAATAAACCAACTTTCTTACCCTGGTCTATTTCTGTCGTCTCTGGCAGTAGTTGATAGCAGTTGATAGCAGTTTGGGCATTCAAAAGGCGAACGTGAGGGCCATCAACAGGCGATCAATAAAACACTCGGCCGCTTTGATAACTTGTTGAGATTTCTTTGTGGGTTCTTTGAGGACAAAGACGCCTTGCTTGTCGCAGAATCAAGCCGTTGCCCAGGGGTGAGGAAAAGGGCCGGCAGTCGCTGGGGGCTCCGGCCTTTACCCATGCAATAGCATCACAAAATGTTTGGATAATCGCGTTTGAGATCGTCGAAGATTAAGGCGAAGTCAGTGGCCAGGATGCGCTCCACTTCGGTGGGTGTCTTCGCTCTGAATAACCGGTTGCGTGATTCTCTAGCATAGCGTGAAAACCGCTGGTGCATTGCTTTGACTAACAAAAACGCTTGCTCGCGCAACTCGGCGACGGGTGCCAATTCTCCACGCTCGAGTTGGAGCTTCAAGAGAATGCGCGCCGCTTCGGCAGTTACTTTCTGAGCTCGTGCGTGGCGATAATCATGATCCACTGGTGGCGCACTGCTGACACTCAGTGCCGCAATCGCCGCTTGAGTTTCGTATTTTTTCAGTAGCGGTGTGTTGAGGATCGGCTGCAATCCTGCGCGATACAGTCGCCGATTAACAGTACCGCGATCAATTCCCAAAAGTCGGCTTAACTCACTAATACTCGCGGCCTGGTTGGGCGAGTTGATCCCATTCCCAAGTGTCTTTGCGGTTGCTGCCATTCGTGGCGATCAATTTGTCGCCCACGGGCGACATTTCACTGGGCCAACTTTGCCGTTTTCCTGGGCCACCAAAAACTCGTTTGTTGTTGCGGCCTCAAACAAAACTCTAACTCTAGGAAAGGGTTGCCGTGGCGCGTTACCGGCAC